GAAAATTCTATCCAAGTCATGCTCTATCCCATATTCTTCCATTCATGCTCTCCAGATTTCCTCTTGTCGCTGTCTGAAGCGTTTTCAGGATCTTTCTGGACGCGTTCGTAGGCCTGTTGTTTATCTCCTTTTTCTATCTGTTGCCACTGCGCCTCGTTAATCTCTACCTCTAGATGTGTATGCGCAAAGCTTTTAACACAAAGAACGAACATTCCGACTATCAACATGATAATCGCCACGATCCTCAAAAAGGCATAGCAACGGCCATATGTAAGACAATTAAACCATGGCACGGATTTCAATTTTTGGTTTTGCATATTTTTTCTCCAGTTTAATTGCTATCCAGAATAGGGTGAAAAAGACTAAAAAGATAAGAAAAAGAATTTTCACCACTCCACCTGCTCGCCGCGCTCTTTAACCACCTGATCACACATAACATTCATGCAGATTCTAGAGACTTCTATTTCAGTGAGGCTAAAATCTGCATCAATCTCATCGGCAATTTCATATAACACAGAACCAGCCATATCAGCTATCGTTGGATTCCTCTCTTCGGCAATAGCCTTTTCTAGATGAGCTCGGCAGATATTTTCAATCCATAGAATTTCAGTTTCTCGTTGTTTATCGGTCATTTTCCACCTTCCCTAATTGCTCTCCAGAACTTTATTCCACCCATATCACCACTAAATCTGATCACCTTTGTGACTAGATGCCGGGGATAGCCCTCTTCTGTCATCACCTCATAGAATCCGTGCTTAGTCGGTACCCGGCTCTCGATATTGATCCACGGCTCTCGCTCTGATCGGCCTTCCAAAGCACCAACACGCCGTTCTAGGCCCTTGTTTGCTAGATAAAGAATAAATATCCAGGCCAAAGCAATGATAGGGAAAAAAAATGAAATAATCCTAAAGATAGCAAAAAAAACGTCTTCCATGTCAACCATCCTTTTACAATGAGAAATGAGCAGATTAACAGATCGGGAATATGCGGGCAATAAAAAAGGCACCCCAGGAGAAGTGCCACAAACTTTAATCTTAGAAAGAGTATTTTCCAGGCTGATCCTGCTACCCTCAAAGTATTATTTTGAATATTTTTTTGTCTAGGAAATAAAAAAGGTAGCCCTTACGAGCTACCAGTAGAAGCAAAAAGGTTCTTCTTTCGAAGACCCTCAAGTTGAAAAGTTGAATAGATACGAAAAACCCTTTCGGATTTTGAACGTCATCACGACGTCTGATTGAATTGTAGGTTGTGGATGTGAATTGTGTCTAGAAAAAATAAAGCCGGCTCAGGAGAACCGGCTTTGGAGGTCTTTTCTAACCTTACTTTGAGGTTGAAGCAAATCTTACAGAGTATTAGGATTCAGCCAGACAACCACGAAAGGAAGAAGCCTTGGAACCCTGTAAAATGAGCCTCACTAGTTGCTTACCACAATATAGTAGATTGGCGATTTATTTTATAGCAAGTCTTTTCCTTCGTGAAAAAAAGGAAGAGATTCTATGCCAACTTTAAAAGATTTACTTCAAAACGAAGCCCCCCACGCATACATACAACTTTTCGACGACATGACAAACTCGGAGCGAAACATACTTTCTGTCTTCACCTATTTCGGTGAACTCAACTTGATGGGAAAAATCGGAGCGGTATTTCCATCAAAGGCAACAATTGCTGAAATGGCTGGGTGCGGCGAGCGCACGGTCGGAACCTTCATAAAAAAATACGAAGGAAAGGTTTTTAATCACGAGCAGCGACGGAAGGCGGGCACCGTGAAGAAGAAGTCTAATAAATATCATCTCAACATGGCGGTCGTCGAAATGGCCATTCTTTTGAAATATAATAATTATTACCACTGTTGGAAAGAGAAGCGGTTAGAGGTGATGGAAAAAATGATGCTGGACCATGAATTTTTGGTCAAAAAAACGATGAGAAGTAACGAGTTACGAACAACGAAATTGCCTATGGAAATGACCCAAAAATTGCCTAGTATTAAGTCCTTTCTTAAGAATTCCAATTTATATAACAGTACTCCAAAGGGGAGTAGCCAAAATAATGTTCAAAAAGTCAAAAAGACAACCGGAGTTTTTGCGGATATTCCTTTGACCTACGAGCAAATGAAGAGATTGGAACGCTGCAACGCGATGATAGACCTCGAAGAGGCTAGAAAGCAGCATAACAAATACGTCTATACCTGGGGGAATAAGGTAGACCATCCCTATTGGTTTATGCAGAAGCAGGCGCACAAGAATTATATGAAGCGGGTGGTATATGGAAAATAACCCTTTGTCAAAAAACGCCCTCCTTGTACATTGAAAAAAAATGCCTTAGGAGGGCCACATGAAACACAAGCACGAAAAAGAAATGAAGCACGAGAAAAAAGAACACCACAAAGACGGCAAGAAGCACGAGATGAAAGAAAAGATGAAAAAACCCCATCGCAAGGCCAAGTAATGGACAAGGCAATTCGCAAGATCGAAAAGGACGCGAAGAAAGTCGGCAAGGAACTAAAGCACCTTGAGAAGGCAGACAAGAAGCGCGACAAGGTTGTAGAGATCGGCAAGAAGGCCATGAAAAAGGGTTGCAAATGAGCCTACCAGTCAAAAAACCACCAATCAGCTGTCCGCCTAGACCTGGAAAGTAGACGTGATAGTTACTCAACTTGACATCTTCGGCGATCATCAACAATTTGAGATATATGGAAAAACTAAAGCTGGACGAGGAAGACGCCAGAAATGCACTTCAGGATCTTGTGAACAAACTCGAAATGGAGCGTTGCGAAATCGGCGATGCAATTCTGGATCTAGAAGTTCAGCGAGACAAGATGCAACAATTCATCGAAGTTATCTCAATTTTGAGTAAAAAACGTGCTTAGATTCGTCTCTAAATGGATTTTAATCGGCATCTTCTATATGCTCTATTGGCCAGCGATGTTCTTTAAGTCTGGGGCCAAAAGAGTATCTTATTTACTTGGATGGGAAGAATGAAATGTCTCTGGTGTGATCAATGATTATTGAAGACCCTATTGGGGATTTTCTAACTGGAATAAGACATATGGTCTTTGAACTCAATCACAACTTGGAGAGTTTTAAAACCATTATGATTATTCAGAATACACAAAACTCCCTTTTTATAGATCAAATAGCAGAATTGAAGAAACGAATACAGGATTTAGAAGATGAGTAATTGGATAAGCGTCGATGATGAATTATATGAGCTAATTATGTCTAGCCTCACCGCATGCAACTTCAACAAACAGCAGCCCGATGAGCTTGTTAGCCTCACCGACGACGTTTTCAAAAAAAACGAAGGGGTTGATATCCAGATTAAGCCTATTCCTAAGATGAAGGTTTTGGGGACGGATTAAAATGACCCAAGATGAATTATATGAGCTAAAAGGAGACATCTTAAGATATTTTGATGGTTCTTCTGATTTGTACTGGAAGTTGTCGGTTGAGCAAGTTGAACATGTCAAAACGATCCTATCTCTCTATTTTGAAGAGCTAATCGAAATAAAGAAGCAACAGACAAAAATTGAGAATAGAAAAAGACTTGGGGTGTCTTTAGATGAATGAATGGATCTCTTTCGAAGAGCGCTGGCCGCGTGAAGATTGGCCCATGACTGTGAAGTTTGGAGACAGAGAAGAAATAGCCAAGCGTTATGGAAATCGTGTAACATTCATGGATCAGGATAAAATGAGAGTTAACCCGCCTAAAGAGGAAGTGACGCACTGGAAGGCTGGGAGATGGTTGAAATGAAGCTGGAAGACGTCGCTACTTGGTATAACACCTGCGCTTGGTGTAATAAAGAACACCCCAATAACGAGATAGAGTGGAGTATTAATGCGGATGGACAGTATCTGTCGCTTTGCAAGAAGTGCCATGCAGCGAGCAATCAGGAAGAGTTAAGAGAGAATAAAGAAAAGATTAAGAATCGTGCTACATAAGATACAGACTCAGACGCTAGGAATTTAATGGCAAAAATGAAACCCTTTTTGATCGACGGCATAAAATGCCAATGCGGACGCCCGACTTACATCCATCTTACATCATTTGCCAATGGTCGCGTAAACTTCGCCTGCGATCGGTATATCTACACTAGAGGCAGTGATGGGTGTCTTGGATATGTAGAAGCCGACAAGATGACGTGGGAAGATACCATTCCCCAGCCAGGGAAAGAAGAATTTTTTTCTAATGTCGGCTTTATGAATCGCACATAAAATCCTAACTACCAATTTCCTACCAATATCTACCAATTTGGTAATTGGCCTATCCCCGGCGCTTTCTAGTCTTCTCGTATAGATACAGCTCAATAGCCTCTCTAATGCAATGAGACACACTCCACGCCCTTTCATCTGCAAACTCACAAATTCTTCTGTGGATAGATTCAGTGAGAACGACTTGTACGCTCTTGACAGGTTCCTTACTCTTCTTCATCTAGATCCTCGTCCTTTATGTCTTTCCAAAGATTTTTTATCCGTTCATTCATCTCTTGTTTGAACTTATCATTTGATCTTTTTAACCAAATTACCGCGCCATCAGCACCTGTTACATAGACAGATTTTGTCATTCATCCTCCAAGTGTATTTTGTATAATGGATGTACTATACATCACCTGGATGATATAGTACAATAGACAAAAAAGATTTTAATCGCTAGAGTGAAATCAATAGGAGGCTCTCTATGGACGATCAGGTCCCTTGCTGGTTTATAGGCGTTAGTTGCTTCGCAGTCGGGATGGCTGTAGCGATGGTCATTGAGATGGTTCTCTGTAAATATATTGGCGAAGGAGTGAAATGATCAATTGGGAATTAAAGAAATTTCTTGTCAAGGATCTGAAAGAATACTCCAAAAACCCTAGAAAGCTATCAAAAAACGATTATGAGCATTTATCAGCCTCTGTATCCAAGTTCGGTCTGATAGACAAGCCTGTGTGCCTTAAAAACGGCCAATTGATCGGTGGGCATCAGCGCAAGAAGATTTTAGAGAAATTAGCAATCAAAGAAGTAGAGTGCTGGGTTCCTGATAGAGATCTGGATGAAAAAGAGATGGAAGAGCTGGTAATCCGATTGAACAAAAATACCGGAGAATTTGATTATGACATTCTCGCAAATGAATTTGACCAATTAGAACTACTTAATTGGGGTTTTGAAGCTTCAGAATTACTGGGTATGGAAAAAATCGAAGATTCTGATATTATGGAAGAAGAGGAAGACGTTCTTAAAAGATGCCCGCATTGCGGGAAGGAAATCTAATCATGCCCCGCCCACGGCGAGCTGATGCTAGACCACCTAAATCTGGAAGACCAATAAAACCTATAGACTGGGATGTAGTGGATGAGCTTTGCCGCTGGGGCTGCAATGGTGTGGAAGTTGCTTCTTATTTCGATATGCACCCTGATAACTTTTATGAGAGATGTCAACTAGAGAAGGGCACGGGTTTCACCGGTTATTCTACCTCTAAGAAGCCAAAAGGAGATGCTTTATTAAAAGGCAAACAATATACTCAAGCTTTAAAAGGAAATACTACATTATTAGTTCACCTTGGTAAAACAAGACTTGGGCAAGCAGAGCCCAAAGATGGCAACGTTACTGAGGATACGCTCAAAGCTTTTGTTAGTGTTTGTGATCATTTCGACTTCTTAAGAAAACAACGTCAAACTATTCCCGATTTTAAAGCCTGCGAAGATTCTTCTTCTCAATAAATCTTTATATACATATTGTGAAATTATCGACCGCTCACGTTACGGGCACTCGCAGGTATGCGTTACATACAACCGATTGTGAAGAAAACGGGCGTAATACGTCAGAGCTTCAGCTCCTCGCCCACGGATCAACACATCACTAACATCTAACCCAATGGGGTTACATGTCTATTACTACTACTGGCAATCTAGGGCCGATGATATTGCAGAGCTTAGCTCCTGCGATGTTATACGTCCCAACGCCAACAATGAACTACATCACTGTATGTGACAAAGTATCTATGCCAGCTAATGGCGGTACCACATGCAGATTTATGCGCCCACGCGCACTACAACCGCCTACTATCCAATTAGGAAACAGCGGTATTGATCCTCCAGCTCAAGTACCACAACGTGATATCATCGACGCTCAAATGGCGTTCTTCGGTAGTTTTTCCTGTGCCGAAGTAGTTGATTATTTAAGACAGGTTGCATAATCAACGAGCAGGTAGACAGAATTGCCTGCTATAAATCTGCTCTAATTGACTTGGAACTCTGACCGCGTGATGGCGAAGACAACAAGGGGCAAGTGTTTAAATAGGTAACGTATAATTACGGATATGAAGAGATTGAAGATGTTTCATAAGACGAAGGCGATGATCAAGAACAGACTGGGGAACCTTTTGAACTCCCTGTTTGCCCTTGACATGTTCGGAATTATGATATGTCGAGCGCATTTCCAAGAGAATTGCAGCTTGTTCGGTTTTAACAACGAGGTAAGGGAGAATGATTTCGCAAATATGCGTCAGTCTTTCTCCACTGCAAGCCCAACTGAACACAGCGCTTTTGCAATTCTTGGCTCGCTGAGCCGAAGTGTACTCGTTCATCCAACCTCCAAAGGTTTGATGAATCCATTCAATCATACACTTATCTGTGGAAGCTACTTTCAGCACGGTTTGGAAGAATCCATTCCTAGTGTTGCTGTAGTTTCCAATAAAGAACGTGCCTTCTCCATCCATCAAACCAGCCATATAGGCGCATTGAGCGATGGTGTATTCTTTTCTTGTATAATTGCTTTTTGCCATAAAGTATCACAGCATTTTACAAGACGGGATATTAAATGTACAGCCTGAACGACTAAGGCGAGTAGACACCGAAAGGTGAAGCGATAGTCTGAACATCATGGAAACATGGTGAGAGGGGAATAACAAGACCCTCCGCCTAGTGAAAGCTAGGTCATAAAGTAACAGATTGAATTCTCCAAGACCAAGAGGGCGTCCTCGCTTGGGTATCAGAGAGACTTGCAGTTGCAATGAGACAAGCTGAAGATCTTATCCTCCGCGACTACGTCGTTTCTGCTGCATCTGAGCTGAACGCCGGCGGCGGATCTAACGGCGACAATCCGACCAATCTCGGTATATCCGATTTTAGTTTGGTTGCGACAACTTTAGATACCAATAATGCCTACAAATTCATGAGCGGTATCGAAGGAATGGACCGTTTCGGAACTGGCCCAGTTCGTTCAACATATTTCATGTTGACCTCTACTGAGCTTCAGTCTGATTTTGATACGCTTGTTGGATCTGGATTCTTGTCACAATGGAACTATCCTACTAACTCTTCTGCTCTACCCTCTGAATATGGCGCTGTAAACAACGTCCGTATTCTGACTAGCTCAGAGGCTCCAGTAGCTCGGGGTTCATCTGCTAAAGGCAATGATGTCTATTACAACTCTGTATTAGGCAAACAAGCCCTTACGCACATCAATCAAGATGGTTATTCCATGAATCTGATCTATAGAGATCCGTACTATTCTGGAATGCTCGCGCAAAACGCGACACTGGCCGTTAAATTCGCACAAGCTCAAGCGATTACACAAGATACGGCGATCCGTAACTTGTTGTCTACACGCTTAAGCAATTTGGGGGTGTAACATGACAGAATATTCAAGAATGGCAAAAGGATCATTCACAGCAACAGGAACATCACAGGTTATTAACCTGCCGTTTCTTCCTGACTATGTAGAGCTTTGGAACTATTCCAACATCAAAACTGCCGCTACCCATAGCACAACTCGTGCATGGTGGGACAATAAATTGGTGGATGGTTCTAATAACCCTACAATGATTGAGCTTTATTCCGCAGCAACCACAGCGACCGTATTTGATACTATTGCTAGCAATGGTATCAGTGTGTTTTCTGCTGGTTTGGCTCTTCAATATGGCCCAACACAACAAATTATCGGTATCACGAAGGCTTCTCAGGCCATTGTCAATGTAACAGCTCACGGATATAATGTAGGTGATACTGTTATTATGCAAGGGTTAGCTCAGTCTGCGACTACCGGTATGCAGCAAATTGCTGGAATTCCATTCACAATCGTAGCTGTTGGCGATGCTAACCATTTCACGATTAACTGGAATACCAACCAATCCAATTATACCGCTTTGAGTATGTCGCCATCTGGCGCGTTAGTGAAAAAGGTGTTATATCCTTTCCTCTATCTGCCACAAGATAACGTCGTTTCTGCGGTAACAACTGGTGCAACAACAACTATTGCTACCACAATGTATCATAACCTTGAAATTGGCCAAGAGATTGCTTTCCGTATTCCTAGTGTATATGGAACAACTCAGCTGAATTCATTGCCAAACGTGTTGATCCCCGGTCAACCTGTTTATGGCTATGTGGTATCTTTGACAGACAACTTTACTTTTGTTTGCAGCATTAACTCTACTAGTTTTACTGCATTTAATAGTAATCAGCCTTTCCTCAACTTCTCTGGGCTTACATTCCCACAAGTTGTTGCGGTAGGTGATGTGAATACAGGCGGAAAATCTATATCAGCTGGTTCGTCTTTGTATCCACCACCAGCATTCCCATTGCCCAACAACAGTGTTGGAACAATCAACGGGCCTGCGATTAAAGGTGCGTTTGTCAACAATACCAGCCAAGGATTTATCATTGGTCCTGGTAATGCTGCGGTTGATGGAACTGCGACATTGATTGCGAATACTAACGTGATCTACTGGCACGCGTACTCCCACGACCTGGGAATGCCGT